TTTAACGTAAGACCTTAAACGATTGAATTGAAGAAAGTGGCAAAAAATTGCGGCTAAATAAGCAGAACTGCAATGAAGCAATGTGAGTTACGGGGATCTACAAGGAGCCAAAATGAGGAGAACTACAAAGCGTAGATTTTAAATCACCTCGCATACTTATTCAGTAATAGAGGTGTTAAGACACTTTTAATCGTGAAGTGTGAACGATAGATTTGAAAAGCACGGAACTAAGTCGAGATGGATTATGTCGATGAGAATAGAACCAAAATACGATGTAATGACAGTTTTAATCGTAAACTGACAACGAAAGAGCAGAATAAAGTCGATTTACAAGGCTATACCTGGAGGTAAACTGAGAAAAAGTGATTTGACATAAGTCGAAAAGAAATGAAGCGAGTGGCAGAAAGTTAACTGGAATCAAGCGAAGTCGCACCACTAAGAGCCTAAACAAAGCGAATAGAGTCGTAGTCATCTTGCAGACCTATTGAGTCGTAAAGATGTTAAAAAGAGTTTGTCGTAGCACTCATAACGTGTGAGTTGAAAAGAAATACAAAAAATCGAACCGAGATGTTCCGAGCCAATTTGATCTGAGGGGCAATACAGTAAATCAAGTTACTCCGAAAAGAAGTGAGGCGAATTATCATCTCGCAAACCTATTAAGTTATAGAGATGTTGAAAAGGGTTTATCGTAAGACCCATAACGCTTGAAGTGAGGCAAATAGAAAGGCACCAAAACGAGTGACAAAAAGCAGCATGAAAAAGTTGAGAGTTGATCGACAGCGAGCCACAGAGAGTTAAAGCGAATCGAAAAGAAACGTAGTCACCTCTTTGGTTCTTGCACCTACAAGAGATGTTAAGAAGGGTTTATCGTGACACCCATAACGATTGCATTTACTGAGAGGGGAGTTGATCCAGATCGAGCAACGGGGTTTAGAGCGGAGCGGAATCAATGGGAACTGAAACGCTGCGATGCGATTTCTAAGAAGATTTTTTAAAGTCTGATTTCTCGATCAAAGACTTAGGTAATCTTTCTCCTTTTCTTTGTAGCTGCAATGATTCTTTCCTAGCACCATCAGCAGCAGAAGCTATGAACGCATGATGAATCTGTTTAGTTTCTAAATCACGTTTCTTAGCTTGATCTAATTTAGAAGAATCTATGTGAGTAAATAGTCTACGAGTATGCCTACGATGTTTTTTAATACCAGCATTGGCTTGGGCTGCTGAATAATCAACAGCCTCTTTATCAGTAAGAACTACCAAAGACCCTTTTACTTCTTTGAGCACGATTGGTCTGTTAATGCCTTCACGAAGTTTTTCGATGTTGCCTCTAACAGTAACCATGCTGAACTTATCCCATTCTCTATCTGGGAAACAAGTGTTCCAGTAATCAAGGATATGTTCCTCTGGGATGACATCACCTTTTTGAAGTGATCTCCAATCAATGCCATCTATTCTTGGATTTGACATTAGTCAGCCATCTCCACTAGTTCAGATGCAGAGAATCTACCGAATCTTGGCCTCCATGTACCTAATCCTTCAGCTTTACCAGCCATAGTAATGATTCTATTTAGCTGAGATACACTTAATATCTCATCGTCAACCATTAGCTCAAAAGTACATTTCCAATCTGGAAATAGTAATCTCTGAACCCAAACACCTCTTGATGTAAATGCTGTATTAGAGAAGTAACTTTGGTCTTTTGTGTACATTTCCAAAGCATCTTTTGATCCTTCATATTCGATTAATGGATCATTAGTAACAACAACAGAACGAAGAACGTCTTTTCCTAACTTCCATTTGGTAGCAGCGTTTCTTAGACAACGCAAGAAGTTAGCACCTGGCATATATGGATCAGAGAATCCATCAAATTCGATAGAGTTTTTAGTTTCGTTAACTTTAACCTTACCTTCTTTTTTCCAATATCCAGAAAAAACCCAATCTAATGCACGAAGGCAAAGATGATCTTCATCGTTTTTCTTTTTCTTACTAGAGAAGAATGCTTTTTGTTTTGCTCCTTCACCTAATGGATCAGAGTTTTGTACGTTTGAACAGAGAAGTCCAGCAGTTCCATGAACTGTGACTTGATAGCTATTAAGTGCCATAATAAAAGTTTCCTTAACGGAGTGAAAGTTTAAATCCTTAACGGACTTTCTTATATTAAACATATATTATTTATATGTCAAATTTATATTATTTGTGTTACAAAATGCAAATATTTGATATAATAAATTTGGCTGTGAGATTTAGCCTAAGTAGATAAGTTACTTGGAAGGGGCTTATCTACTTTTTATTGTGTATAATTAAAAAACCCTATTCGACATGGCGATGGATAGGGCGTCTAGGTAGGCAAGTTTCAACCCGTGCTTGTCTACTGCCTCTTTAATTCGTGAGTATGTGGGATAACTTGATTTGGTGGAATGTTAACAACAATATCTTCACAGGTAACAGCACTAGGAGTATTAGGCTTGAAAGTAACACCCAATCTTGCCTGTTCTGCACAGATTTTCAACCTATGTAAACTGATCTCTAATTTGGTCTTTTTATACAATAATTCCTGATTTTTTATATTTATTTCTGTTGCTCTATGGCAAAGTTGCGGAGACTTTCCTAATGGAATATTTAACTGAGCAGAGATACCATAATTTAAATTAAAGTTTTCTTTTTCAAATCTTGGAGTTTCCTGAACATATTTTATCGCACCAGTATTCTCGTCATAGATATTCTGCCTAGTAACAGTTTCTCTCGGTAAGGAAAATGTATGAGAATCAGTTACATAAGGAGTAATTGTAAGACTAGTAGAAGCACAGACAATACCTTGACTCATTCTAAAACTTGGCATTGATGACGGAGTTATCATTGTTGCATTATTGTTCACTACCCCTTGAGCATTCGAACTGGGAGAAGCAACAGTTGTATTAGCTAAAACTTTTGTAGGACAAAGAAGTAAAGCTATTGCCCAAATGTAGTTGTAGTTTCTACTGTTGTGCTTGTATTTATTGTTCTTTGTATTGTCGTTACTGTGTCTAACCCTGGTGTTATCAGAGTTTCTTGAAGAGAAAATGAAGCCCCTGGATTTGTGATTGTGAACCTTGGAACGGTTTCTAAGTTTGGCGAAGTCCAACTAAAATTTACTCCTCCAACTGTTTGTTCTGTAAGAGTAGTGGCTGTCGGGTTGATATATTCATTAACATCGGTACTTTCAATATTATGTCCTGATGCAGAGTAGGAATATCCTGTTCGATATTGATGGCTTGTAATGGTTTCATTTATAACTGATTCAGATGTGCTTGAAGTCTGACTCGAACCACTACGAAACTGTGGAACGACAGGTACAGCAAGGGTTCTTACTGGTAATACTAATAAAACTAACAGCCAAAGTCTAGTCAATCGTAATACGGACAGTAGTAGATCCTATACAGCTAGTACCTGATCCTCCAGCAGTACAGGTATGAACTCCTGATGAAAGGCTAGTCATAGCAAGGTTTCCAGCAGTACCACCTGATCCTACTGTTGTCTGTCCTGATAGATGAGGTATCGTAGCGATTCCACTAGAAGGAGTAATTGCAGAAGGTGTTGCATCTCCCATTGTTACTGATTCTGTGAGACTGAAGGCTGATCCTGCACTTGTAATAGCTTTATCAGTTTGTATTAAAGCTGGAACGCCATCCGTTAATGACCCAACATTTAAAGCACCAATTTGACCAGCAGTTGTTGATCCTCCCGAAGTTACAGATGGAGTAATATTATTACCTGATATTGAATAAGTCGTTCCAAGTTTATTGGTAACGCTATATGGCATATCAACAGTAATCTGTGCAGAGGTTACAAATTCTTGTTTTATATCAGCATAAGCTGGTGCTGACATAAGAAATAAAAATGGAAGAAGTTTTTTCATGTGTCTAGTTTTCCGTTGTTTTTAATATTTTTCCCTGTAATGGGATCAACTCTAATAACATCAGGTTTACTTGTAACTAATTCTATTGGTTGTTTTATTATTATAGTTTGTTGCCCACTGGAGTTTGTATTGAAGTTAGCCGTTTCATCCTCTTTCTTCTTTTTTTTAGCTCCTTGTGCTGCATTAACACTTATTCCTAGCCCTCCTAATATATTTCCTAAAAGTCCAGCAGCAAATGTGCTATCCACTCTTGGCTGGTCTGGAATATCTACACCAAAAAGTTTATTAGGCAGTTTTACATATCCAAGAGATAAAACTAC